AGCCGGTTGCGCCAGCCCAGGCAGTGCTAATGCCTGCTTGAGCGCCGGCCATAAATCCACCAGCGCCAGCACTCATACCTCCAATGCCGCCCATAAGGGCAGCACCTCCGAAATAAACGGCGGCTGCAATCGCGGCAATCTTTAAAAACTTGGATTGCCCTACCGCCTTCCAGACTTTCTTGACGCCCTTGACCACGCCCTTGACGACCTTGCCAATAGCCTTGCCAATCTTCTTAACAACTTTGCTCATGCTTGACCTCGCACATAAGTGCAATTCATAGATAATCTAGAAAAGCCAATTCTGTTGATTAGCTTTATTAGCCGGGGATCGGCGTCGGGTTCCATCTCAATGACGGCTATTTTTATGACCGGGCGGGCTTTAACCCAGCGCCCAAACTCTCGGAGGAGCTTGACGCCCTCTCCCGGCACTCTGGTGAAATAAAGCATCATCGAACACTGCTGGCGCTCGTACCAAAAAGAACGCTCTGACATCGCCCCTACAGCGGCGACTACCTCACCATCTATCTCTGACACCCAGACAAAGTGCTGATTGCCGGCAATAGCTTCCCGCGCTGTGTCAGCCATTGACTCACGACAAATGCGAACGGGAAGTGGGTTTTGGTTAACTGATTCTACTGCGATATCTACAATCGCCGGCACATCTGCCAGCGTAGCCTTTCTAATCATTCAGACTATCGACCGCCGGCAGCGCCTGTACTTGGGTTGTAGTACTTATAGTTGCCATTTATTAACTGGTAAAGCCTGTTGGTTGCAGGATCCCTGTAAAGATTTATGGCCCCTCCGTAGGTGCCCAAGTCAATTTGCACCAGGGTAGATGGATCGCCAGTGAAGTTACCGTTTTCATCTTCGCCGCCTGAGTCATCCCCACCGGGGTTCTCTCCGCTGGTCTGACCCTCATACGTCCATCCGTCATTAGGAGCCATATATATCTGCCCAGTATTCGGATTGACGATCGGTGTGACTACCGTTGCGTAATTTCCGTCTCCAGAAGGAGGAGCGGCCCAGTTGGGATAGCCTTCTCCAATCCAGACGCCATCATCATTGTAGTTAGACGACGTGTTTGTTTCCTGCCCGGACTTTACGTTAGCCATTATGGTAGAAAGCAGTTCCGGCATCTTCAGTGAGGAGTTGAGCAAGTTCTGAATTGCTGCTGACTTGGCACTTGTTGTCAGGTTGGGGTCAGCGTAAATCTGGGCGATCCCCTCCATAGTGGAGTACATAATGCTCTGTGAAACCTGCGCGTTAGAGTTGTAATACTGAAACTCAAGTTGCAGTGCGTTTTGAGCAGACTGCCAATCCTGCTCGTTGGTTTGCGACCATGTACGGAACGCAATCTCCTTGTCAGCAATTAGAAGCTGCTGCGCTCTATCTGCGGCGTTTTCGCCGCCCTGGAAGGCAAACTGATTATTCTGCAACGCGGTCTGCTGTTCTCTATCAAGTTCAGCCTGAGTGCCGGTAAAGGCAAACTGGTTTTCCTGTAGAGCGGTTTGCAAGTTACGATCTAAAGAGTTCTCACTACTCGTAAAATCAAACTGAGCATTTTGCAAGGTCTCACGCAATACACGATCAGCTTCATTCTGAGCGGCAGTAAATATCTGCTGGTCGTCTTGCAGATTCCTAACCTGCTCCCTCTGCAAGAAGTTCTGTATCGATTGATTAGCAGCCGCAGCATTAAACTGGCCTGCCTCATTGGTCGATGAAGCATTAAATCGGTTGGTGACGTTATCTTCGCCAACATTAAAGATACTGACGTTAGTGCCTAGCTGAGCGTCTTGTAAGCCAGCGGTGTTTTGCGCCTGCTGGTTAGCTAATGCCGCCTGCGCGTAAGTGCTGGCATCTTGTGACGCAATCTCACCCGCTCGAGCAATCGCTGCTTCCTCAGAAGCTTGCGCCGCTATCGAAGAGTTAAGCAGACCCCGTTGATTGGCAAATTGTAAGCCAGAGGTTCTGGCGCGCTGAATGTAAGGGCTGTTGCTTGCCAGAAGGTTATTAATCCTATTCTCGACAAGCTCGTTAGGACTAACTGTCCTTGTGGTCACATTCGCGTCTTCCGCATCGGCGTCTGCGGATGCGTCTGCTAGCGAGGGGTCATACGTTCGAGTGTCATCGACGGCATCGTCAATGCTTTCTTGGGAGCCTGGGCCTGTTGGGGTAGTGCCATCACCTTCGTTGCCCTCATTTTCATTGCCGTTTTCTTTAGCCCTAAATGCTCTCGCGGCGTCAGAGTCGTATATCTCTTGATAGATTTGATCGAACGTCTTTTGTTGTTGCCGGGCATTACCGACATAGCCTTCCTGCTCGCTGGAATTTCCAGCCGCCCCCGTGAGCGCTTGGTAGTAACCGTCGATTATGCCATTCGCTCTGTCCTTAAACTCTGCTGACAGGAATATGCGGGACTGAATCGAAGAAGCGGGCTCCCCTCTTAAAATGTAACCCGTCCATATATCGAGGAATTCCCTTTTGGGGGCTCTGCCTAGTATCGACTGATACAAGCCCGTAACGTAAGCCTGTGCCTCTTCTTGCGTCATTAACGCTGAGTCGGCTTGGGGGTCGGCATCACCAAAGTTTTCGGGTTTATCACCCACAGCGGAATCACCGCCGACGCCTTGGTCGGTTGTTGTATTACCGCCAGCAGCGAAAGCCTTGCCTTCCGGCGAGTTTGCAATAGCGTTCGCTAACTCACTCATCGACATCCCAGAGTCAGCCCAAGTTTGCAGGTATTGGGAGTTACCATCTCTTCCCAAGAATTGGTTATAAAGCGCGTTTACCTCTTCAACGCTTACGGCGGGGGCGACAGGCGCGGCTGTCTGTTGAGTGGTGGGAGCTTGATTTTGCGCTGGTGCAGGAACGCTTTGTGGTGCTAAGTTAGGCTGCGCGGAGGCCTCTACGTCAACAGGAATCTCATATAAGCCGGGAAGTTGTCCCTGCGCCTGCTGATACCAAGCCTCTCCAGTATTGGGGTCAATCCCAACATGATGTTTACCGGCTGCAAGATTGTAAATAATTTCTTCGCCGCCAGTAGCCGCATCGCCTATTGGCGCTAATCCAAGCTGACCGTACCCATTATCTACAACCTGATAGTCCCCTGCCGCGGTGGAAAATACTTCTCCAGCCTGCATGGTTTGCGTGGACGGAGCGCCCCACTCAATGTCGTACCCCATTCCAGAAGAGTTACCAACACCGCCGACCGTATCACCTGAGTTACCCGCCGCGTAATCAGGGGTAATCGCGCCATCCAGTACCGGCGCTCCAGAATTAAAGTTGGGATTGGCTCCGGTGCCTGAGTACGTTGGCCCTTGATACGACTGCCCATCTGGATATGCAGGGTCACCAATGTTACCAACGCTTACGCCGTTCACAGTTGGTAGGCTATATCCAGACGCGGCAAATCCTTCGGGCGTCATAGTCCGATATTTATAGCGAGCTATTTCTTCGTCGGTGTAGGTCGGAGGGACAAAAACATCTTGCTGGGATTGCTGTGCAAACACACTGCTGACAGGAGATGTATCTACCCTGCTCTGCATTCCTGCGCCGGATGGGGCGGAATTGATGTTAGGTCTTGACCCTCCAGTCAACAGCCCGCCGGCTGGGGCTGGCTGTGGTGTAGGCATGGAGCTTGCAGATGGCGACGGAGGCTTATAGGCCATTGCCTCTGGCGATCCAGAGATAGACTGACGCACTCCATCCAGACTCCCGCCGCGAGACAAAACATCCGTGTAGTAACTCAAGCCGCCTCGATCTGGTTGCCTACCGAGGTACTGCTCATACATCTTTTTTATCTCGGTTTGGGGGTCACCCATGCCGGTCATTCCAGTTATAGCCATCGAGTGCTCCTTCCCGGCGCGATTATGGAGTTTGTAAACACGGAGTTATCAAGGCGTTAAAGGCCAGTCCGAGTCTTCCAGTAGCGGCCACGAATTGCTTTCGGGAAGGTCACGAAGAGCCTGCCGGTAGGTAGTCCAGTCAGCGGACACAGCCTCTCCGGACTCTGCCGCTTTCGTTACCACCCAGTCAGAGTCAGCTAAAAGACGATCGCGAGAAAAACGATTTTGTGTGGCGGCATCATTGTTAAGAACAGCCAAGTCGCTGGCGGCAAGCTCGGCGTCTGTTAGCTGCACTATCTCGCCATCGACTTTCTTGATGCTTGAGCCCATTCCAAAAGCGTGGGCTTCAAAGCCATCTTCTGCGTTTAGCCGCTGAGCAACGCATTTTCCATTTTCATCAAATTGAGCGTAAGGCATTTTTACTGATCTCCGAAAAGTGCTGCACAAGCGGTGTAAACATTGTGAGGCGAGCTAGAGGAATTGTTGTGAGATGTGGATCTGGCACATTGCAATGCGTGAAGCATTTTGATGTCGCAATGAACACCAGCATTGGAGAACGCGGTGTTAAGATTGTAGAAATGGTTTGTGTCTGTGAACTTGTATGTAGTGTGGTAATGAGTAGAGCTAACCAACATTACCAAGACGGTTGTTCCCGCAGGGACGGGGACGCTTTGCGCGCTAAAATCGTAACCTGCAGAACTGTTGTCATAGCTTGCAAGCGTTGACCAAGATCCACCAGTAACAGTCGCGTAGTTTGTTCCAGAGCTGTTCGTCGGCGTGTAAACGCCAATGCAGGCACCAGAGTAACTACTGGCACTGTAACTGGAGGCTGCTGATGCAAGCGAAACCGTTACAGCCGATGCGCTAGAATTGCGAATTGGCAGTACTCTAAAAGTTGAACCTGAATATTGGGTGTTATTTTCCTGGCTATATCGATCCTGATAGTAGTGACCAACGCGATTGTTATTCGCAAACTCAATGACTCTGACATCATTTTCAACAGAGTTGTTGCTATAGTAAATAACTGTAGCTGAGCCTTGGGGATAGCCATCTCCTAAAAACATATTCCAAGTGGCATCGTCATAGGTGGCGTTGAGAGCTTGGTAGGCCCGCCAGGTGCTGGATGGGCCGCTGGTAGTCCAAGCGCCGGTGCTGTAAGCGTTGCCGCGATTGCTCTCAGTATGAACGGTTCCGATAATAAGGTCGCTATTAGTGTCGGCGGGAAGACCGGCCACTGGGGGAATCCAAGTTGCGGAGGTGCCATTCGATGACAAAATCTGCCCATCAGTGCCAGTTGAGTTCGGCAAAGGGAACGCGCCAAACTGAAGCTGACCGCTACCGTCAGTTGTAACGGGCTTATTAGCCGCACCGTCAGCCGCTGGCATGGAAATAGGGGAAAAACTTAACACCCCCGCAGAGCTTCCTACTAACGCCTGATTGTTGGCTGTGGCATCTGTGGATGGCAGAGTCAGTACGTCCCCGCCGTTCTTTTGAACCTGATCTACAATAATCTTACTCATTGATGGTTTCCTTCCTTTTTAA